TCCCTGCTTTGATCCGCCAGAAGCAACCCATTGATCAATGTCAGATTCTCGCCATCTATGTTGATGACCGATTCGGATGCTTTCTGGAAATTCATTCTTTTCCATTAACCGATAGATCGTGCGGCTGTGAACGCCAAGTCTGCTTGCTACTTGTTCACCTGACAATAAAGTTTCACCGTTTTTGTTTTTGATTTCAGAATGGAATGTCATCTTGCGCAACCTCCACTTTCACTGGCTTAGTTGATCCTTGATCGTCATCTTGTTTTGATGATATGAATGCAAAATCTCGGACAGTTACTTTTGGAGTTTGTCGATTATTACCTTCCTTATCTTGCCACTGTTGAATTTCAATGCTTCCTGCAACTGTCAATTCATTTCCTTTTTTGCACCATGATTCGATGGTTGTGCCAGCGCCTGAAAATGCTTGACATTCAAAAAATGAAACAGTCTTTTCAGCACCACGCTTTGAATTTACTGCTAGTGCAAATGAAGTCACTGATGATTCACCATGCTTTGTTTTAATTGTTCTAGTTTCAGGGTCACGTGTTAAGCGACCGACTAATGTAATGTTTGCCATACCCATTTTTATTTTCCTTTATTTTTAATGGTTGCAATTTTCAAAACTAACATTTCCAATTCAGTATCAGAAAGTTTTTCAACGTTTGGTTTTTTATAGTGGTCAAGTGCTGTTTGAACAACGGCTTGACCTTCTTGACCAGTCATTTTCAAATGACCGTCAACAATTAGCATCATTGATTCTCTTGTCATCTTTTCAGATGCTGGCAAATCTTCACCAGCATAGATGTAATGTCCTAATCCAAAGTAAGCCATGCACTTGACCAAGCATCTTTTCAACGCTGTATTCACATCAAACGAATCTGGATTCTTGATCGCTTTGTTTTGATGGTTAGTCACTGGATAATCTTCACAATGACAAACACCTTCAACGCACAATGTCACTCGCACCATTGCAAATCCGTTTGGATCATAAAAGCAAGGGTAGCCATCAGCATTCAATTGATTGTCAAATGTTGCATTCGGGTAGTGTTCCATGAGTATTCCCCACGCCCACGCCCATGACAAATAATTAAACCTACCTTTTTTTTCAATGTGATCTGTGCAATCAATCTTTGACAGAACCTCCCACGTTGATTTTGACTTTGTTTTTGTTGTTGTTTTTTTAGACATATTCTTCAACTCCATTCTTTGCCCAAATCGGCAAATCTAAATTTTTAACGTTCGATCCATATGGAAGAAATAGTTCTTCATCCAAAGCACATTGAACTTTATAGTGCTTATATTCTTTAACTGCTTGACAACATAATTCCCAACCAACTCGCAGTGAATCAGTTGTCATTTTATAGACAGCAACTCCATGCGGCTGTGTGTTTTCAACTGCAATAATGTACGCATTTGCTTCTGACCAGTGAACGCCCATTGCGTGCGAATACCACGCCATTTGCATGTGATATAAAAAATTAGCACTTGACTTCATGAACGCATCTGGACTTGCATCTTGTGTTGTTTTCAGATCGACAATTGTTCCCATGTCGTCACACGCATCAATCATTGCTTTGCAATTCACTCCATCAAATTCAAACTCTGTTTGAAATTCATATGCGTAGCATTTATTTAAAAGCGATCTAACTTCAGGATGAGCCAAACAATTCTTTTGCATAGCATCAACAAGTATTGATTGATCATGCGTGATGATCGTTCGATCCCCAACACTTTCAACAAAATTTGCATGCTCTTCTTTCCCTGCTTTTGTTCGGCGATCAACCTTCGGGCTAATTGCAATTAGATCTTCATATTGATCATTTTCTAAAATAGCCGCATGAAATGCCGTTCCAAGTTTCATGTTTGCAGTCGCCTCAAAGTTTTTCATGCGATGTTCTGCATGCGCTGGTGATTGCTTGATTACAGTTTTTAATAGTGATGCAGACAGTGCATCGATTTGATAATAGTCTTTCATTTTTGATCCTTTTTGTTTTCTGGCAATATCTCGGTGTATCCGCTTGAGGTCAAACCTTCAGCGAGTTCGTTGACGAGTTCCAATATCCATTTGATGTACTTCATTATATTTTTCCTTCTTGAATTAGATCATAAATAATTTGACAATGATCTTTTGCATACTTCGCTGTTGTATTACTCCATTTCATTTCTTTACGCCATGAACAATCTGTCTTGGCAAGTGAAAGTATTTCTTCACTGATCGTTGCAGAAACGTAGTCTTGAAAGCCGTTGTCAACTGTGAATTTTCCACATTTTGATGTGTAGATATGATCCTTTTGCTTGTTCCATTTTATTTTTTTTAATCGTATCATTTGCTTGCTTCCTTTTTGATTAAACCATTGCTGAAATGCACGCACTCCGAAGAATGCGTGCGATTCAAAAATGATTAAAGTTTAGATTGAAGTTCTTGTTCTAACTTATACAACTTTTCTTGTGATTTTTCAAAAGGCTGAATTTCTTTTTTCAGCCGATCAACCATTTTCTTGATCATCTGATCATCACTTTGTTCAGATTCGCAAAGCATCAAAATGTGGATTATTTCCAATGGACACAATTTAATGTTTAGACTTTTGCGTGACATAGATTTATGAGATTCTTTATGCCAATTAACTTTCATATGTTGTTTTCTTTGACCGTTGTTTAGTCCTTCATATCGTGTTTTATATTCTGGTATCATAATTTTATCCTTCGGCATTCGCCATTGTGATCAGCACCATTGCTGAAATGAACGCACTTGAAGGTGCGCTCGATTCAAAAATGATCTAAATTACATAGTCACTTCAGTTATACAGTCAAGATATCTCTCTAAAAATTCTTTAGCGTCTTTTTGAGTTTTCCAAGTAGGTACGCTTTTACAACCAAAATCCCATGCAAAGTTTTTTTCGCTTGTCCTATTAAAGATACAAATTTTGTCTTTGTGATCTTTATGCAACTCCCAAACTCCGTCAACTGTTTTAGAAACTACAGTGCCACAAAGACCGTTGTACTCTTTAGTTCTTTTCCATTTTAGTTTTGTTTCGTTTAACATTTGTTTATCCTTCGGCATTCGCCATTTGTCAGCACCATTGCTGATTTGTTCATTATAACTACATTCGGACAAATGTGGACATTACTTGACAAAAATATGCAATTATTGACATTTTTATTTATTTTATTTAAACACGCATAGAACGCCACGCACAAAGCATCTTGTTAAAAATGACAAACTACCCATCTAAAACCACAAAACGCCACACAAGCGATTCTGCGGCTTCTGATTAGATGTCAGTTGTTTTCACCTACGTCTTTTGCATGGCATCAAAAGTGGCAATCCAAAAACTGCAATTGCACTTGGACTTGGTGCAATGCCATATTGAAATGGTGCTTCAATTAATTTTAGATCGGCTGATGTTACTTTGTCGATCGACTGTTTAACCTTGTCAATTGTTTCAAAATAGATCGCAATTTGTTCGATCGTTTTTTGACCAACAAAAGTTCCAACAACTGCAATTGCAATTGTCAATGTTAAAACTTTTTTATTCAATCTTGCAATCTCTCTGTCTTTGACTTTATTTCTTTCTTTGCAAGACTTCAAATCACTTTCATTTTTTTTCTTGTGACAATCGCAGTTGCAGTTCATAAATATATCAACTCAGCCTTCCAAGAATCTCTTCCCATTCGACCAACTCGACCAAGTTGACATTCGCCGACAATGCAAGCGTGCTTCCAATCGCTAATAGAAAAGCGATATGTATATGCGGCTCTTTTGTTTCCGTTTCCAAAAGCCATATAGCCTGCGTTTGCATACCACAATGGCAACTTGACTTTGGTTGATCGTTTGCATTGAGTTGGTGGAACTGGTCTATGCGTATGTCCACGCACAACAAGTTGATTCGCAAGCATGCCATGACAATCTTGTGCAAGTTGTATTGCTTCCATTTCATCGCTAGTGCTGAACCCATGCGTGAAGATTACATTTCCAAGTCGGTATGTTCCAACTTTGCCATGCCTATATGGAACATGCTTCCATCTACGATATTCGTCTTTAACACCTTCAAGATTTCTAGGATCAAGAAGTGATCGCAAGTCATGTTGAATGCGTCCTGCTTTTTGAATGTTGTCATCATGGTTGCCGTCAAGTGCTATCAACTCACAATCTTTTGGAAGTGCTTTGCGAATCCTTTTCAACAAGTTAGCCGCAGAAAGAAATTCATCATATAGCGAATGAAGTGATGGATCGTCTTTCCACTGACTGCTTGCTTGACCTTCAACAATGTCGCCTAAATGGATTAGGTGTGTGATGTCACGCTCTTTGATTACACGCAATAAATTTTCAACCGCCTCTTCGGAGTGATGCGGACAATGCGTGCAAGAGATTGCGAGAAATCTAGCCCAATCAGCCATAAAAAATCACTTGTTATCAAGTACCTTTTGCAGATGTTGTTGTCACTGACTGTTTAGGTGCTGAGTATGTTCCAGCATATGCGTTATATGCAGTGATGATTTCAATGTTTGCAAAACTAGATTGAAGATTAACTGTTCCACCATATTGATTGATAGTCGTAAAACCTACTTGTGCTTTCACGTTATTTGCAGTTGAAAAAGTTCCGCCATAAACATTAAGAGTTGTAACAGTTGTTGCGGTTGCAGTATCGACACCACTTGAACCCGCATTCCAATTGACAGTGCCACCGAGTACATTGAACACATCACTGCTTACTTTTGTCCAGTCTGAAACAGTGATTGTTCCACCACTTTGATTGATCGTTGAAGATGCTCCACAATTTTCAGCAAGTTTGAGTGTGCCAGATAACACGTTCACACTTGAACTTGATTGCCAAGCAACATTTGCGGCTGTGTCTGCATCAACCGTACCAGATGAAGTCAGCATGACCAAATCTTTTGGAGCGCAAGTCTTAGAACCACTAACACCAAGATATGCAGTTCCCACAAAACTTGGCTCAACAATAATCAAGTCGATTGATCCTGCGAGATAAACTGCGTTTCCAGTTTTAGAACCATCAATCATAACTGTTGCTGTGTATGTTGAATCAACTTTTTCAATGTAATGCGTTGAACCTGAAGTTGTGTTGTCGATTGACAATTCTTCAAAGTCAAGTTCAAGTGGAGTGCCAGAAGAACCAATTGCACCTGTATATGTTCTTGCGATGTAAACACGAGCGACATCAGTGTTCGTGACTGATCCGCCACTTATTCCGACTGAACCATCAATGATGGCTGTACCATCCGCATCAGGATGGTTATTCGTCCAGTTTGAATCGTTATCCCAATCGCCATCGCCAGCCGCACCAGTCCAAGTTGTCGTATCATTCAAAGCCATATCAATTCACCTCTATTGTTTCCATTTTTTTTCGGGGCAAGTCGCCATAGGCATTTTACACTTCACTGTCAATGCGGCTCTTCGACCTTGCCCACAACCGCAAGCACCACAATGACCAACTGGATCATAGGTTGATTTTAACTTGTCGCATGATTTGCAAGTTTCAATCCTATGATTGTAAACGCCTTCATCAACCTCACCTTCATTTGCAAGTGATGATTCGGCACGAATATATTGTTTAACTTTTGATACAACCTTCTTTAATCCCGATTGATTTTTTGAAGTGTTGTGTTCGCAGATTTCCAAGCAGACACCAAATGAAGGCTTTTCATAGACGTTAAGTTTGCAACATCCGCCATCACCGATTCCACAATCTTTCCAGTGTTTGCATTCGATCATGATATGTTGAATCCGATGTTATCGAGATAAGTTGAAGCACGAGTGAAATGAGTTGGATTGATGATTTTCATCCAATTATCACAACCGCATTTTGTGCAATGCTCAAAGTAGCGATAACCGCCAACACCGAATGTTGGAACTTCACCTGCTGGTGGAACTGTTGCAGGATCAAATGGATTCCAGTGTGCATCGCTTTGTGTTAATCCTGCTGGACAGCCACAACCATTTTGTCTGATATACCAATTATGCGTTCCACCACCAACAAAAGAACAACTTGTCGAAGTGCTTGAATCGCTTTCACAAGTTTGCAAATTTGGATCAGGCTCATCGCATGGCAAACAAGTATCGACATCTATTCCATCAATGCAATCTGTTCTTTTTATATACTCTGTAATTGCAACACGCCAAACAGCACAAGGTGCAGGAGTGCAACAGTCAAACGGAATAACACCACCGCCACCACAAGGAAAGTTTGTTTGATTCATAATCTGTGTGACTTCCACTTCATAAAACCAAGACAACAACTTGACTGCACTGCACACTGGACAACCAAAATTAAACGGCTCACACTGACAACAAGTTGTGCAACTTTCACAATTGTTCACATTTGCAAAAGGCACTATTTGATTCAAGTAACCACCAAACACTTTTTCACTTGACTTCCACTTTCCTGAAACGGAATCAAAAGTCAATGTTGTTGTGTGCGACCTTGCACCAAGCGTTCCATTTGTTGTGCAATAGCCATCGTTATCACAACAATCACATTCGCATCCGATGCAACCACATTGAAAACCTGACTGCGATTTCAACACTGCTTCGGGAAATGAAACAGTCATTGAATAAGTTGATGCACATCCTGAAACTGTTTCAGGATCACCGCAAATTGAAACTTGATTTGATTCATCTCGGCAAACGCCTTTAAAGTTTTGACAGCCATCTTCTGTTGGACAAGGATTTGGCGTGCAGTCTGTTCCCGCACCTATCCACTTTGCACCACTTCCAGTTGCCATACATTCATCGAATGTTCTATCTTCAACACAAAGGAAACCACCACCACGAGTCGGAACACAACAAGCACCAGTGGGCTGCGCACAATCTTCACATCCATCGGCTCTTGGATACAATTGAATTGGCGTTCCACCTTGGTTTTCAGTTTCTGAATAAATAACATTAGTTACATCAGCAATGTTGTATCGATTTGATATGTCACTTGTCGAACTTGTGACTTCAAGGCAACAGTATTCGTTAAACAAGATTACATATGGTGGCGAGTCTGTTTGTTGTAAAACCCAATCCAGTGCGGCTTCGGAAAGATACACATTTTCTGGACATTTAGTTGATGTATCGCATGGAAATATCTCAAAACAATATCCACTGTTTTCAACGCAACAACACTTTCTTGTCTTGCTACCAATTCTCATTCGCAATCGCCATCGTGTGTGCCTTGTCGATCAAAGAAGAAATGAACACGACCTTCTGTATCAATAAACTGTGTCATATATACCAAAGCATTTTCAGGAACGCTTTGTGGCGTGAAGCCTTCAGGATATCCGCTTGCTGACATATTGATTCCAAAGACAATTGGTTGAGTGTTTATATTTGTAAGTTCAGCCAAGTTGTATGCATACGCTTGGTCAACTGACGATTCATCTTCTGTTTGAAGCGATTCATTGATTTTTTGTGATGTTTCATCTTCCAGCGATCCATTGTCATATGTTTCAGATGTATAGAATCCATCATCAACACCACCATCAATTTTGTTTGGCAAATCTATAAATTCAACCCTTCGCCAATTGTATTTCCAAGCAATAGGTATTTCATTGTAGTTTGCAATGACTGTGCTTTCACCAATCAACGCAAAGAATGATTGTGTGATTCCCTTTGTTTTGCCGACCATTGCTGACAGTGCATCTTGCATTTGCGAAAATGAATCAGATCGACTGGCAATTGTATTCATGTAAGTTTGGTCGATAATGCCAAACTGCATTTTGTTTATGTGTGGAAGTTTTGCCATATTAGAAATCTGGAAGGTATGCCCAACCCTCCCCGCCTTTTACAAATGGCTGAACCCAATAGACATGGGAAGCCGCATAATATTGAACATCGCCTTCAGTAAATTTTTTAGTGATAACATCGCCTGAAGGATTACACTTTGGAACTTGTTCGCAGTGATGCGTTTGTTTATCAACTGCAAACTGATGAGTGACAACCCAAACTGAATTTCCGAAATCATAGTTCCAAGAGAATCCAAGATATAAAACAGTGCCTGCTTCTGCACCTTCGTATTCAATAGGATTTCTAGTGCCAACAATCCTTGAAAGTTCATCAAGTTTTGGTGCAACGGTTCTTCTTTCTGTTGTGTTGAAACGTCTGTCTATTGTTGTGATCGTTGTTGGCGTTCCTGCTGAATCAACTTTCTTTCCACCTATGTTCCCTTTGGTTGGTTCATCCCAACCGCCAGCAGGTTCAGACCATTGACCATATGCACCACCTCCACAATTGTCTTGTCCAGCACTTGTGCAAGCAGAACGCCAAACGTTTTTGGTCACTGCTTTTGTATCGCCTTGAGTTTCAACTGAAATCAACAAACTTTCAGTGGTTGAAAATTCAAGTTGAAATATCCAAGTGAATTTATCGCCAGTGGCTTTTTGCCAAGTGCGTTGTCCATAATAATATGCACGCACCTGATTTCCATCTTCGTCTTGCCCGATCTCGATGAATGGAATGTTGCCAGTGCATTTGTCACCATTTGGACAAACTACTGCATCAAGTGCATCAATAGCCGCATCCAAAGTATAGACAACCGTATCACTGCTGAAAATAACATGATATGTTCTTGTGACTGTTCGATTGCCAACTGAATCAATTGATCCTGTGGATTGTGATGTAAATGCTTCCTGTACTGTTACTGCCATTTGATACCTCTATTGTGCGGGAACGATTGCACCACTTGCCCCATTTTTTGTGACGGCTCTTGCAACTTGTTCATTTGATTCAGCAATCTTTTGCAACAATGAAGTTTGCTTTTTGTTTTCAGATCGACCAGTTGCAATTGTGAACCCGCCAATTGCTGTTGATGCACCGACTGTTCCACCACTCGCTTGTTCGACAATACCCACTTCAACTTCTTGTGTTTTGTTTGTCAAATCTTCAAGCACTTTTTCATTGTTTTCAATTCTTTTCTTGCCGAGTTGTTTTTCTCTTTCTTCTTTCTCTTGTTGTTGCTTCAGGAACTTTTCATGCGCTCTTTTTTCTTTGACATCAAGTTCATCAAGAATTTGAAGTTGTAGTTTTCGCAACGTTTCAATTCTTGTTTTTTGCTCTTTGCCAGAAAGTTTTTCAACAGACATTCTTTCTTGCAAGTCTACCATCTGTTGTCTGAACCCTGCCTCCATTTGTTTTCTTTGGATCATAAATTGTTCAGTCACATCAGACACGCCCATTTCACGCTTTTCTTCTGCTTCATTTGCAAGCCTCATCAATTCAACTTGCAATGCCAAAGCACGATTTGTTTTTGATACTTCTGTTAAAAATGCAACTCTCTGTTCCATTTCCACAACACGTTCCATTTCTTGTGCAACCTTGGCAAGTTCTGCGGCTGTGCCATCAAACACATCACGAAGATTCTGACCAATTGAAACTGCTTCTGACAAAACTGGAATGCCAGAGTTTTCGATCACACCAAGAACGCCTTGAAACTTTTCAGCACTTGTTGTTGATTCATCGCCAAGAACAGCCGCACTGTCTGCAAGTCCTTGCATAGCATTTTTGGCAATGCCAGCAACTTGTTGAATGACACCTAACTTGCTTGCAAATTCTGTCCAAGATTTTTCAGCACGTTCAGAAAAGTTTTCAACCGACTTTTCCATTTCCTTTGACGATTCTTTGACGGCACGTTCTGCACTTTCCAAACCCGATTTCAGTTCATCGGTTTGTGCTTCGATTGCAACTGTTATTGTGCCGATATTATCTGCCATTGCTAATCCTCTAATCCTTGGAAGTCTGCCATGAACTCGACAAATTCACGATCTGAAGAAATACCATTTTCTAGTTGTCGAACATAAGTAATTCTATCAGACAGAAGCAAGAACAAATCAATCGGCAAATCAAGAGGATTTCCAAACGATGAAAAATAGCGACTAATCATCGCACCATTTGTCATCCAGTTTGGCTTTTTCTCTTCACTTTTTTTTTGATGGTTTTTCATCCTCATTAACAGAAGCACCAATCAAATCAATTGCAATTCGCATTGCTTCTTCACTTGTTCCTTTGAAATTGTCTGGCAATCCAGAAGCGTTTTCAGCGTTTGGCGATTCAGATGCGACTTCAATGATTTTCATTGCACCATCGGATTTGATAGCGTAGTTGATTAGTTCAGAAATTAAACCTCGCCGATCCTCTAAATCTTGAAGCATTTTCATTCGCTCTTCAGATTCAATTTCCGCTTCTTTCATCGAAGCGATCAAGCGTGATTTTTTTTCCGAGTACAACCTATCACCGATAGAAATCATTTGGCGTGGTGATAATCTCTCCAGCCAAGCAACGCCATCGGTGATAGGTACTTCAATTCTTTCACATTTCATAATTGAATCATATCACTAAAAACAAATATGACTACTATCAGGATTGATCCCATGCTTCTGAAACATCGCCAGTGAATGAGAAATCAAAAGAGATTGTTGCATCACCAGTTTTTGTTGTGCTTATTGATACGCCACTGATCACGCCAGTTCCTGTATATGTGCAACCTGATGCGGCTGTCAAAACAATTGCACAAGTATCATCTGAATTGAACGAAGTGTGTTCAAGTGCAGGTGCTGTTGCGGCTGCATCTTTTGACATATAACCAGAAATACTTCCAGTGTAGGTTGGAATGCCTCCAACAAAACTTGAACTGTTGTCACCAAATGCAGTGACATCGCTGACCACTCGACTGACTGACATAGACCACGCATTTGCTGTGATGCCATGCGAACCAAGTGAAACATTTCCTTCATTTCCAACTATTCTTGCCATTGTTTTATTTCCTTAACTGACTGATGATGTTGCTTCTAGTGAATATACGCTTTCAATTGCAATGATTTCATCAAACACCGTTCGTCTGTCACGATCCACGCAAATCATCACTGCATTTGTATCATAACCAGTTGGTGCAAGTGAACCGCCATTCAATAATGTGAACAATTTATCTTCGACAGAACCGAGCGAAGCCGCACCGAGTCGCCTGTGTCCATACAGTGTCAAAATCACCTGTGCTTTTATCATGACAGTTCCGTTGTACAAACCTTGAACTGGCGTGCTTGCAACTTCATATGTCAAGATTGGAAGTGGAACATCATCCTGACCTTCCAGTTCATAGATTCGTCCGCCAACCGCTTCATATAAAGAACCTGCTGATTGATCGGCTGTGAGTTTAGTATATAACGCTGACTTAATTGCTTGGCTCATTTTAACGCCTTCACTGCTACTGAAACAAGTCGCTTTGCTTCAAGTCTTGCAAGTATCATTTGTCTTGTTTTTTTCATCCATTCTAAATCTTTTTTAAGATAATTTCTACCACTCTTATCACCTTGCTTTGCTTTTGTAATTAAGAACTTTGCATATTTAACATTTGTTCCAACCTTTGCACTCACTCCATTTTTTGTAAAGTTTGCTTTTGAACTTGACATCCAACTTCGTGCAAGCGTTCCTGTAAAGTTGTAAGGTATATCTGTTCCTTCAGGTGATCCAAAATAACCTGAGTTCCAAGGTGCTGTTTTATCTCTAACCCTGCGGGCTTTGCCAGTTGTTCTTAGTACAGTTGATAAGTTACGTCTAAAAATAGCCGCAGATTTCACGACTTCTTTTCCGACAGCATTAAGAAATGCTTGTTCAAACTTGTCACCATGAAATTCAACTTGTACGCTCATTTATTCAATCTCGATTAAATCAACAATCCTCTTGTTCATATGATTGTCTTGATGCAACATTAAAGACCGTCTTGATCCTGTAACTTCAAATGTTCTTGTTGTTCCTGTATCTGAATCATCAAATACTATTCTGTCAGTGTGCGAAATAGAAACGGTTGGCATCAAATATCCTCTTGCCATTATCTTGCCTCTTGGTCTACCACCTTCAACCACGCTGTCTGCGGATGATGGAAAGATTGCACAATCCACATTGCTTTGTGAAAGCGCGTATGTGCGAATCGGGAAGCCACCTGCATCAACTGTTTCAGTGACTGTATGAATATCGACCTTCACACCATTAGATTGAATCATGCCTCTTAAACTCATTCAGCATTCCTTCGATAAATGTACATTCTTCGCATCTGGTCATCTCTTAATTCAATTGCATTTCTTGTTGAATATGAATAACCATCAAGTGATTCGCTTGCAACTGTTGGATCGTGCTTGCCACCATGATATGCAGATGCTACCAGTTCCCATGCAATTTCTTGCAACGCTTCTGGAACTGTTGCTTGTGTAAATCCTGCATCATAATCCACAAAGATATTGTGTGAGCCTCTTGGAAATGATAGTGCGTTAGGATCGAACGGATACCACTTCGCTTCAAACTGTGCAGTGAGCAAGTCAATTCGTCCAGTTTCTTCATCAACCCGATATTCTGCATCAGTTGCTTCAACAAAATAAAGTTGTGCTGAATTTGTCAAAGCATCTTGACCACCTTGTCTGACCAATTCATCACAAAGAACATTTGTATCTGCTGTTGCTGACCAACCTGAAACGGCTGTGATCGCTGTTGCCATTGCTGATGTTGTTACATTTGAAGCAAATGTCAAAGATGTTGCTGTTTCACTACCACTTGAATCATATCTGTTCAATACAATCTGATCATTTTGCACTTCAACGGTTGCACGCAAGTCGCTTGATGTTGTCGCTGAAACTGACAGTGCGTTATTCCTATCCCAACCAATTCTTCGTATTGCTGTGACTGGATAGTTGGGAAGCAGAAGCGTTCCTGTTCCTGATCCTGAAATAAATTCTTTATATGAAGCAGTAACAAAAGTACGCTGACAAAAATGTTCAATTCTGTCAGTAGCCGCATTCAGAAGTTCAGTCAAAAGTCTGTCATCATCTGACGTTGTTAAACGCAGATATCTTTTGACGGCTTGCAAACTTGTGATTGAAGTGCTGGATGTTGCCATTGACTTTCCTTTTGTTGTCTTGACTTTTAGGGTAGGCGAGTTTAAACCCGCCTACCCCATTAGTCAAACTACCTCTCTAAATTAAGAAGCGGCTGTTGCTAGTGCAACGAATGATGAACCATCGTGGACTTGAATGTCATACCGTGATATGGCACGAATGTTGATTTGGTCAGATGCGAAATCTACATGATCGCTGGTTGCGATTTCAATTCCTTGTCTGTCCGCATACACAACACCATCTAGCCAGTTGCCAAAGTATGCAGTGTCAATGTCAACTGCTGTGGCAATTGGGCATTGATCGCTGAAGTGAACTGGATATCCAAGAAGTTGTGTACCAGTTGTGCCAACTCCAAGTGAATCAATTGTGTTTCCACCTGCGGCTGCGATTACTCGCAATACTACTTGACCATAGAATTGTCTAGACATGATCCATGAAGCACCTGCATGATATTTGTCGTCAAGCAGACCTGCTGTTGAAACTAAATCTGCAAGAGTTAGTTCAGCCCATGTATCGCCAGAACCTGTGACGAATGAGTGTGCTTTGTTTTTGAGTCCAGTGACACCACCAAAACTTGCACCGCCATCACCTTGGATGAACTCATTGTCGGCTTTTTCAGCCATGCTTCTTCCCATATAATCTGAAAGAGTTTCAGACATTGACCACAAAGCATCAGCGCCGAGTTCCGCTGACCATTTCATCAGCGAAGCGCGCTTTTTTGCAACGCAGTTTATGCTTGTCCAATTTGCTGTAGATTCTGAGATGCTTGACGCCTCGTCAACTACATAAGTTGTTGCACCACTACTGAGTGAAGGAATTGCAAGCGTGTCGCTTGTCATCGGGAAAGTTCTTGCAACTTTTTGCACCAATCCATGAGTACCAAAGACAGCAAGGATTGCATCGCTTAGTGGGTCTGGAACTAGATTTCCGCCAGCGGCTGCAACGCCTTCGGTTTGTCCTTTTAAACCTGACGGAGCATTGTTGTTCCACCATTTGATTGAACTTGGTTGCTTTAAAAGTTTTGCACCAATCCATTGTGCGGATAGATATTGATCTTCTGCACTTGCGAATTGTTTTGCGTGTTTTCTATTGCTAGTCATTTTGATTCCTGTTGTTCTAGGAAGTGCAAGCGATTTTCGTTTAGATAGTTCTTCACGAACAGATCGTGCAACTAGTTGTTGAACTGCTTCTTCGTCAGCCATGATTTCTGCGGCTTCTTCAGTTGCTTCTTCCACTTCGTCCATCATAGGCATTCCAGCGTGAAGCATAACTTCAGCAGGATCGCCTTCTTCAAATATCGCTTCGAGTGCTAACGCTTCGCCATCGGCACTGAGCAACGTAGCATCGCCAAGCCATGCTTCGACTGCTTTCAAGTTGTTCTTGCCTTTGAACGGAGCATCAACGCCCAATTGTTCGCATTGTTCTGCACTCAAATTGCGAATCTGGTTGAGTAGTTGTTTTTTGTTCATTGTTTTATTTCCAAAAAAAGTTTCATTAACATTAAAAATTGCCTTGCTTTTGTTTTTGCATCCAACCCGCATTCGCTTTGGCTCGCTTCAAACTTGGCGACAAACTTACATAAATTATATTAAAGCGAGTCAATAGACACGCCCCTGCATTTTCTGAATTTCTATTCTGGTCATTTTTGCTGTATCGATCGGCTTCAATTTCAATTTGTTTTCAGGAAGCAATTTGATACTTCGCTTCTTGATCGAACCGCCATCTAGTTCAAGTCTGCATGCTTTAACTGCACGATAATCAATTGAGCCGTCTTTCTTCAAGAATCCTCGTCTTGCGGCTACCACCAAAGCATCTTCATTCATCGGCAATGGTGCAAGACTGTATTCAAGCAATCGTGATTTGCTGACAACTCGCTTCAATTCATTTCCAGTTGTCTTGAATTGCTTATAATCTTTTTGAGTTGGTTGGCGAGTTTCAAGATATGAAAATCCAATTGAAACGCCACGACATAAACCAGCCGCAACCAAAGACAACACTGCATCTGGTCGCCATTCACCTTGATGTCCTTCTGGTCTTTTGGGGAAATATGTTGATGCAACAACTCCACGATCTGTCATTTCTAACCATTCGCAAGTTGCAACTGGGTCAGCATAGTCGTGATTCCAAAAGACAGTTCCAGTTGATTTGAATCGGTTGGTTTGAATGCCACTTGGAAGAACGACTTCACCTTCCTCGTCAACTGTGTCAGTGCTTATGTAAGCAACGCAAGTTCTTGCAGGAATGTCAGCATTCAAATTTGCTGTGTAGTCTTTTAAATCAATTCTGTCTTTGTCCATTTTATATTTCCCTTAATCTTTGCGACAATTCATCGCCAGTGATGTTTCCACTTCGCCAATCTGCATATGCCTGAAGTTCTTGTTGATAATCAGAATTTGGATTTGCAATTCTTTGTTGATCCTGCATGAAATCTTTTTCAAGTTGTGATTCATCGCCAATAACTTCAATCACTCCGCATCTGCAATTTGGATGCAGTGGTGCTGTCATCATTGTTCGCCAAACTTTAATCTTGCCAACAACCTGACCTGACTTTGCAAACGGTTCATCAATTGGAATTGGAATTGGTCGCATGACTGCAAGTGCTTTGCATGATTCGCATGCACCTGCTGATAGTTGCCATTGCTTATATTGAACAACGCCTGATTCTTTCCATGCTTGCAATTTGCCTTCCTCATGAATCATTGCCAGTTCTGTTCTTGCAATCATTTCCGCTCTTGCACGAATTGGAATGATTCCTGTTTTTGGCTCTTCCTCTAATAAGCCACGCAGACTGCGTGCAATCTCGTCTGTGCTAAGACCATTGCGAACACCTGTTTGAATCTTTCTATCAAGTTCACGCTGTGTTCCTTCTGTCAAAGTTGTTGTCAGTTGTGCAGTATAGTCATCAAGTGCATTTGCAATCTGTGGACTTAAGAAGTTGAAATCCAGTTCCATATCTGGCACTAGTCGATTCAATTCTTGCTGACCTGAATTGCCCATCACTTCCTTCACATATTCAGAAGCCGCATTTCTTAATTCTTCTTGTGATCGACCATCGAACAAAGCCAAATCTGACATGCCAGCATCTAGGAAATTGTTGACTTGTCTGCTGAAAACTCTTTCAAGCGTGTCAGTGAAAGTGTCACTTGCAGGCTTGTTTTGTTTTTCTGTTTCTTTCCATGCTTCATTGCCATCATCAATTGGCGCACGTTTTAAACCAATCAAAGAACGATGTGTTTGAAACAATGACTTTTGGCAAGAAACCATTTTGCTATTGCATCCGCAGTCGCTGTGATCGTGCAAGTTTTTTTCAGAGTTGTTAAATTCTGCTTGTTTTCTTAAAGCCCAACCATAACCCGCACCATCAGGATTGTTTGGATCGCCTCCCCAAAGCAACCAAGCAACCACACCTGCTGATGGGTAATCTTCATGACTTGGACTTGCGGCTGGTGCATCTAAATCAACACGATGTCTTGAAAAATATGACACCATTCGATTGATTGTTTCTTCAGATAAGTTTTTGCGATTGCTGATATCTCTTGCACGAGCAACGCCAACTTCAGTTCCACCACGACCAAATTCATCACGCAGTTTCAAACCACGCTCGGCAAGTTCAGCCATTTGCGATGTTGGCTGTGTATCAACCTCATTTTTTTTATACGGTTTTTTTTTATCCTCTTCTTCTTCATCTTTTGGTTTGGCTTTTCCGCACATGGAATAAGCAATTGCAACTGCTTGATCTCGATCATAACCTTCTGCAAGTAGTTTTTCTATTTTGGATGAAACGCAATCTTCTGCTTTGTCAACTGAATATGTTGATGGATGTGTTTCACCTTCCATGCAGTAGCCTTCAGGATGTTCATCATCTGGTGGCATGTAGTGCGAACCCTCTGGACATTTGCGTGGTGCTTTGGTGTCACTTGGTTCAGTAGCAAACGCACCGAATGGCATTGGTTGTGGTTGTGGATTGCGTGCTTGTTCAACAGCAACATCAATCGGAACTGTTCCCGCAGGAACTAAAAGTTCATCGCCACCTTCAACTGGTTCAAGTCCACGATCCGAACGGATTTCATTGCGTGTTCTAATTCCTGCGGATGCATCAACTGAATCAATGTTTGCTTGCACTTGCCTATCCTGTGCAACTGGATCGTCATAGCACAAGAACAAGTTGTTTGCAAATTCACCAAACAACGGCAATAGATTTCTATTTAAAAACTGTTCATCAAGTTTTAGATATGGGATGATCGTATCACGCAACCAACCAAGATTGCCTTCACGAGCATTCGCAAGATTAGGATCATTCGCTTTTAACTTTGTAACTGGAACGCCACTGATTGCGGCTATGACCTCAATCTTCCTTGCTTCACCTGTATTGAATGCCAAGTCTTGTGGACTAAATGACATAGGCTTTCCATCTGTTCCACCCTCAAAGATGAATGGACGACTTCTATTGCTACTTCCACCAAGTTGTCTTTCAATCTGTTGCATCAAGCGTTGATATTGTGCATCTGTCAAATGCTCATTCACCATGACCGCCCAATCTGGTCTTGCCTGATTGTCAAGAACAGTTTGTTCGTAGATATCCATTGATTCAAGTAAGTCAGCCGCACCAAGAGCCGCACTAACCCATCCCCGACCGTAAAAAGGATCAGATGGATTCGGTTGCTTTTCATGCAAGACTTCATCTTTTCTGAAATCTGTTACTGTTGGATATTGACCATAGACATATGAATCAACCAAATCAAGTTGACCATCAGGAATGATTGTGACCAAATCACTTTGCATGTTCCAAAGTTCAACTGGAACGCCAAGCGTTTCACTAATTATGGGATGAAGATATGCGTTGCCAGTCAATTGCAGATTCAGCATGCGTTGAATGGTTAGCGTATACCCATCCATTTCAGGCGATGGACTATCGAGCAATTCAAGAATCGGATGATCGAACACTTCAACAACATCGCCTTGCATCGCTTTGCGTTGGACAAATGTTGATGGCTTGTTTTCAAGTTTACCCTGAAGGAACGCTTGCTTTTGCTGTCCGACTTTTGCAGTAGGCAACAAAGACTTTGCACCATTTTTTGGTTGCTTTGCATACAACTTCAAAGTCTGTGCGGCTACTCCACGAGCATTCACCATGCAAGCCGCATATATCCAACCATCGAAGCGTTCCATCAAAGCAGAAAAACCACGACTTCTTTGTGCAGACATACTTGCGGTTTGCCAAGCAGGAATGCTTGCATTCAAATATGAAAGACGATCAGTCGCTTTCTCTTTTGTTTTGTCGTCTTTGTCACCTTTGTTGAAAAAGTTTTCAAGCATAAATTAAAACTCCGTCCACAACCTGTCGTCCAAGTATGGGTCATATTTTTCTGCAAACTCTGAATCCAATGCACGAATCTGTGGTGCTTTCCTAATTCCGTCTATATACACAACAGCATACCTTAGTGCATCAAGTGCATGGTCGTGTTCCTTCTTTGGCTGGTCTTTCATACTGCCATCTTGCTTGCTCATCCATTCGTATGATCCAAATTCACGAAGCAAGTTTGAACAGCGCTGATGAACTCGAAGTCTTGGTTTGCCAGATGGATCATCCGCCAATCGAGCCGCAACAGTTTGGATTCCACTGAACACTGAATTGTCTGCTGGAACAGCATCAAGTCCGTGATGCCTCATAGCCGCACGCAGTTTTGCGGCTGAAGGATCAATGACAAAGCATTCTATTTCATGCAAGTCACGCAATCTTTTTGCTTCTGCAATCACCTGTTCTTCCAACTTGTGTCGTTCATACCATTCGTCCACTATGTACATTATGTCGTCTTTGATGCCAATCAACAACAGCACTGCTGGATTGTTGTATCCTTCGTCCATTCCAACCAACATTCTGTCAAAAGTTTTTGGCGTTCTTTTCACAACAAACTTTGCTTCATCCCACTTATCATAAACCAATCCATCTGAACCACACCAGATGCCATCGACAAATCGTTTGCGTGCAACGCCAGTCATCGTTTCAAGATCTTTCACATAATCGTCTGGCAAGAACCAGTTGTCACGACTTGTTGTTGTTATGGCTTCGCAGTTCGGTTGTGCTTCATGACCGCCAGCAAGCCCGAATCGTTTTGCAAGGAAGTGCTGTGGAGTCGATGGATTGCATGCACCATAGATTTGATTCTTGATCGATGGCAACTGCAATCTAATTCGACCACGAAGCATGTTCCAATCGTTTTCATTAAGTTCAACGGCTTCATCAACTGCAACGCCTGACAAGTTCATTGATGCAATCCTTGCTGAATCTTCAAGACCAAACAGCATGATCGAACCACCACCATGAATCTTGATTTCGCCATCTATCTTTTTGTATTCATACGAACCTTGTGGAAGTATTGCTGGAAGCAATCCATCTGGTTCGAGCATCGTTTTGAGTGTTGATCGTTTAAGTGCGACAACTGTTTTTCGGCAAAGTCCTTCCCTTGCACCTTGAACAGATGCTCGCATGGCACAACGCAAACAAATCGCACGAGTCTTTCCCGCACCAAACGCACCACTGTATAAAATTTCCCTCGCTTGTGATTTGAGGAATCGCAATTGTTGGGGTAGAACTTCAAGTCGATGCGTGTTGTCAGTTGCGTGTTTGTCCATTGTCCATTGATTGTACTGCCTCGCTCAACACAAATGTCAGCGAAGATCCTTCAGCATCTGCAATTCGATTCGGAACTTTGCCATCAATGCGTTCAATTATTTCATGCCAGAATTTGAAGTCACCTTTTAACGCATGTTCAATTGCAACTTTGACTAGTGCATCACACAATTGTTCACCACTGACTTCATCTTCAATAATCTTGCGAAGGTGATCTTGAATTGATCGACCTTTTGGACGACCTTTTTTGTTGATCGCTTGTGGTCGATTAGCAAATGAATGCTTGTTTCCTTTTGCGAACTTTCCATTTTCATCAAAGTCAGGCATCTTCGTCTTTGCCTCCAAGATGCAGTTCATCAAAAAACGGTTCGTCAATTTTAAATTCAGAATCCTTAACCAGATCGGCTGTGATAATCATATGCGGTTCATTGTCGTCAATTGTATGCCAACCGATTGAAAAGTTGACAATTGGCAATTCAAGAGTCATCAACCATTCAACAAATCTTGAATGCAAAGTCAGCAATGTCATATCATAGCCGCATTCAATTTGCTCTTGTGTGAGATCGCAAGTCAAGCGTATGTGCATCCGAAGTTTCCTAAAATGTCAAGAATTTCATTTCCGTAAATCACCTTCATTCGTGCATATGTAAAAGCAATCAAGATCAAACCAAAATTGGCGTTGCGTTTGCATACATGGCTTATTGATTTGATCATGATGTGAATACTTCCACTGTGTCTATTTCATAAACAACAAAGTATTGTGAACCACTTGTCGGTGTGAATTTAAACTCGACAGTATATGTTGCATCACCTTCATCAAAGACCGAAGCAATGACTGCATATCTGAAGTTGTAGCCTGTTGAATCCTTCGACCACCTTGCATCTGTTTGAAGTGAATTGAACACGACATCTGCAACAGTGAGTGAAGCCGTATAAACAGCAGTTGTGTTTGCATTCTTAAAAACTGCAACTGTGATCGCACTGACTGATGATTGCGTTATGTTAGCCGCATCATCGCCTTGGATTCTCGACAAGCAAGTGATGCCTGTATCTTCATAGATTGTTGCTCGTGTCGGTGTGTTGCTCATGTGGGATTGACCTCCGATGCTGTGTCACCACTATTGTATGTTGATGATGCAACATCACCTGATGCGTGTGTGTCGGTTGCTACTGCTTGATAATTGATCGGTGCAGTTTCTGGTATTTCAGAACTGAAGATTGCAAGCGTGTATTCTTGCCAACCATAACTTGACGATGCTTCTTTTTTGACATCCCAATCAACGGTGTCTGAAACTCCTGCTGATCCTGTGTACTTTGTAACATAGAACAAAGGGAGCAATGATGTCGCATCACGACTGTTGACTGCACGGAAAGAATCTGGTTGCGAGTTTGGCGATGTTGTGCCATCCACTTGGATTCTTGCAAATGACTTTCTATTGGTTGAATCAGCATCAAATATTGCAGATGCAAAAACAAGAATGTCACCTGATGATGTTGGCGTGAATGCTTTGGAATCTAGTTCAACAAAGTCGGTCGATGTTGTGTCACTTGCGGCTTCGGTGTATTCATAATAAGAATCTTGAAAAGCATCAAGTCGCAATCCAAATACACTTGAATTTCTGTGCGTGCCTGCACCAGAAGCATTGTCGATCCTTGCTTGAAGTGTGAACACTTCTGAAGTTCCTGAAACAGTATATCCACGCAGGAAAGCCCACAAGTTTTGTTCAGTTAAATCTTCGCCTTCAAAAGACATCAATGGCTTAGTGCTAATTACACCACCAACATTTGATTCATATTCAAGTTGAATTTCAACATTGTGTGCAACGTTGCCTACATCAATATCAGCAAAAGCAAACACCAACCACTTGTCGCTTGAAGTAGTTGTTGGTCTTGCAACTGCAAAGTCTTGAAATGATGTGGTCAGTGCTGTTGATGATGTATTGGTGCTGAAGAAATAGTCAGAAGATTCAAGTTCTGACAACTCCATCAACATCATTGACAAGTATCTTGTCTTGACTGTGTAGCCACTTGCGGCTTTTTGTTCAAAGGCTAATCCACCACCACCAGAACCAGCAGTGAACTTCCCAACAAAATAATATGATTGAGTCACTGTTCCCTGCGCAGGTTCAAGAATCATGTGCGAACCTGTAAGAGTTGTATCACTATTTGTTCGATCTACCAATTGCCATTCAAAGATTTGATTTGAATTGCTTCCTTCAACGAGTGCATGGCAAACAACATAGTATGTTTTACCAGATGTCAACGCTGAAGATTCATCGACCTCAACAAACGAAGTTGAAGTGGTTGATGAAACAGAATCTCTGGTGGTGTGGATTAGTCCAAGTGACGGCATTTTATTTCCTCATAATTTTGTGCATTACCCAATCGACTAAACCAAGCCGATCAACCAAAACACCAAAAGCAACGCCTACGCATAAAGCCCACACTGAATCAAACAATCCTTGAATAATTTCCATCATTTATCTTTCCAGTACATTTTATAAGCGGATTCATACGCAGGATCAGAACGCTTATATGCAATCATTTCACGATGTGTCATATGGTTGTCTGAATCTGCGACCTTCATATCCATTTCCACTTCCCGCTTTTTTGAAGATGGAATGAACAACGAAAAAGAATAAAGCAACTTGCGAACAAGACTTCCAATGCCTGTTTGCCAAATTATCAAAAAGGATGCAATTGCTATTCCTGCAATCGCAAGCCACTTCATTGCATCAAGCCAAGCAGGTGTCCGATCTTCGACTTGTGGGAGTCTTGCAACAATGTGCTTTGCGAAGTCCTGAATATCCTGCTGTTCAACTTCCCCTTGTTGGGCGTGTTCTTCAATTTGTTTGTCGTTTGTTAGATCTTTAATTGCAACAAATCTTGATTCGCTAGATTGTGCAAGTGTCTGAATGTTTGTTGTGTCTTTGCCGATTGCTTCAACTGCTGAACAGCCAAAAGCGTTCATGATCAAGACAATCAGCATGCTGATCACAAAGCACCAATATGCGATCCAAAACAAAAACTGTGGAAGCGTGTATCTTCGATAGCCCTTCATCTTTTACGCCTCTTGATGTCACGCAAAACAGATTCAGCATTTTCAATTCTTGTTTCCATCCCCATTCCGCCACTTGATCGTTCGCTTAATTTTTCAATGCTGGTTAGTCTGCGTTCAATATCCTTCAGTCTAAATTGCAACTCCGACTTTGCCGATGATGTCCGCCAAGTCAATGCGGCTGTGAATGCAATGCCTCCGATGAACAAAGACAGTGGAAGCAACGTGCCATCGCTTATGATGCTTGTGTCTGATTGTGAAGCCACGCCAACACCTGCAAGTGCAATGCCAGATGATGTGCAGACAAACTGTGAAACGCTTTCAATAGAGTTCTGGATCATGATGTCATTCTACTCACTAGGTTCAACCTGACAAGTTTCACCATTGCAACATGGATCAACATTCGTTTTGCAAATTGCACATTGCGAATGACCATGCACTTCAATCAGCCGCAATGGTTGTCCGCAAAATGGACAGCGTGGCTGTGTGTCATTCATCTTCACCATCCAATTCAATGATTTGAACAATCGCACAACCGTTGTTCTTCATAACTTCACCACGCCTGACTGTGATTGAATCTATCTGATTATCGTCAAGAAATAAATTGGCATATTGAAGCGAGTCACCGATCGCTTTAAGTCTATTATCAAGATCATACATTCTGCGAGTCGGTGCATGCAACCTAATGTGCAACATAAGCCGACCTTGATATGGAAACGGAACTTCATCAAACTGATTCTTTGCGATGTAATCATCAACCACTTCTTTGACATTCGTTTTGTATTCTCGACCTGCTTTTGACAACAGCACTCGGCAAGATTTCCCCATTCGTACTGAACGATAGTAAGTGTTTCCAGATGGAGGGAATGGCAATATGATCGGTTCAAGTATCACATTAAAATCATAGCATACAAATAGAAAAACCCAACGTCTGTGGTCGCTGGGTTTTTCATGGAGTTGCAACAGTTGGAAGGATAAAAAACAACCATTGCCAAGAAGAAATAAAAGAAGAGAAATCTAATGCAATTAAAAATCAATCCTCTTCGCTATTATAGCACATCACTTCTTGTTTTCGCCTGCCTCGCAAACGTCTGTCTGAAGTTTGAGCAAGCATCTGTTCAAGACAAGGCTTCAAGATCGCCAAGGTAACAACCAAAGTCGATGTCACTACATCCTCCACCTCTTTGCCTTCAGCCGCCAAAAACACCTCTTCCATATGTTCGTGGATTCCCTTCGCTGTATCTGCAAGAACCTTATCTGACATGCGTGACATAGTATCAATCGCATCACAGATCAACAACCTCATTCTATCTTGTTCACGCATTTGTTTTCACGCTGTTTCCTCGCAGATCACCTGCGTTAATTCTACCACAGGAAATCCATTTTCAATGAGCCATTCCCGAATGAATTTATCTTCACAAAATTTTTGTCTTAACTTGACAATTAACTTCTTGTGCAAGAAAGCCGCACGCTGTTGTGAAACACCAAGATGGTTTCCAATTTCCACAAATGAATGTGTGAACGTTTGTCCATTTTTATACATCGTTGTCAACTCCGAATAATTCACAATGTACTAATCCTCGAAGCGTTTGTTTCCATTCTCTTGGATTACCGTTTTCAGGTTTTGAGATTAGATGTCCATACTTGCCAAGAACTTTCACGCACGCACTTCTTAGTTCATCGACTGAAGTGGCTTCAAGTCTTTGAATTTGGCGTTCTTTTTCTTGATCGTATTCAGCACGCATTTCAGCCGCAGTTTTTTCCATCTGCTGTGCCATGAAAGTCAATTTTTTAAAACGTTCTTTTTTTTCTTTCTCACATATCTTGATGAACCATGCTAGCCTTGGCGTATTTGATGAATATCTTTTGACAACTTCAACGCCAGCACCTTCAACAATGTCTTTGTCATAGTACGTCAAAGCACGACACCAATCTTCAGCCTCCACCTGTGTTGGTTGCCAATGCGGAAATCTGTTCTTGATCCTATGCCAAACTTCTGTCCAATCGCTTTTTTGCATTAAATTATCCTTTCTGCATATTTCTTAACTTGTTCAATTTTTGGTAGATACGCTCTTTTTGGTTCTGTGTCACCTTTGCCAACAAACGTTCTTTGATTCAGTGCTTCCAAAATTATCATTTTTTTTAGATTGATAGGCTTAATCCAAATGTATTCATTGCCAGTATAAATAACCCAATAATCAGCAAGCGTTGTCATCAGTGCAGATGGCTTTCCATACATTGCAACTTCGATGACTAGATTGCCAGTGAATTTGCTTTTCTGATCTGCTTTAACTTCAACGCTTGTTGATATCTCTGGAATGAATATGTCATATGGTGAAAATTTTCCATCGATCATAAACGCCAAAGGGTATTTTTTTTGAATCATTGACAGCACTGTTTTTTCGACTTCCTTGCCGTATGCTAAATCTTCCTTGAATGTCTGCATCGTCTAGTCCTTTGGATATAACTTATCAAGACCTAGCATGTTTGACATACTCTTTGCTGAATCAAATGGGGATTGACTGTTCTTTTTTTCAATCAATTGATGAACTTGATCTCTTTTTTTGTCCAATTCCTTCAATTCATCTTCAAGCGATCTGATTTCAGTGTTTATTTGTCCAAGCATTTTGACAATATCTTCATGGCGTTGATAATAAAGTTTTAATTCGCTTTGAATGCTTTCAATTGTGTTTTTCATTTTCATATCCTTCTTGTTTTTATGGGGAATATCCCTGTGAAATTTGTTAGTGAATCTATTCATTGCCATACACCTTTGCAAATGCGGCTTCTTCGTCCGCAGGATCAATGGGCTTTTTGTGCTTCGAGTTCCAAGAATCTGAATCCTCTTCCCAAACTCTGTCATATAACAACGTTGCAGGATTGCGATAGAACTCGGATTGACCTTCGCCCGATTTGTAATATTCGCATATTGCTGACATTACCATTTTCTGATCTAAATTTTCATTTGCAACAACATCTGCAAAAGCAGTGAGCCATTTTGATTTTGCAACTTTCCTTCCTCTTGGAATCAAGTTCCACAATTTAATGGCATCGCCTCTGGAATTATAAACAGCAGAAGAATTGAATGTTCTGTCTTGTTCTGTATGTACTGTCTTGTTCTGTACTGTAGCCGTACCACTCTCTGACTCTTGTCGGAGCATGCTCGGAGCAGGGTACGAATCTGGACATTCAAGCCAACCAACTTTGCATAAAAGTGGGATTGATCGTTCAAAAATAGCAGATGATATGTCGGTCATGGCTTCAAAATCCTCGCAATCCAGTGCGTTGCCTCTGTCGTCAGCCAGAATGCCACGAATGGACATCCTAGCCGCCAACTGAACCAGAACGCACCAGCATGCAAATGCTTCCACACCGCCTTGCTGACGTATCAATTTCCGATATCCTCTGGAGTCGTGCCGAGTCGGCATCGCAACCCACGATAACCGACCAGCACGCCTTCTTGATTGAGCGATTTCAAAACCCTCTTCCCAATTAGCGATAACTAATGGTGAGTTCATTTTGAATCCCCTCCCTGCTTTGATCCGCCAGAAGCAACCCATTGATCAATGTCAGATTCTCGCCATCTATGTTGATGACCGATGCGGATGCTTTCTGGAAATTCATTCTTTTCCATTAGCCGATAGATCGTGCGGCTGTGAACGCCAAGTCTGTTTGCTACTTGTTCACCTGACAGCAATGTGTCACCGTTTTTGTTTTTAATATTAGAATGGAATGTCATCTTGTGCAACCTCTACTTTCATTGGCTTAGTTGATCCTTGATTGTCATCTTGCTTGGATGATATGAATGCAAAATCTCGAACAGTTACTTTTGGAGTTTGTCGATTATTGCCTTCCTTGTCTTGCCACTGTTGAATTTCAATGCTTCCTGCAACTGTCAATTCATTTCCTTTTTTGCACCAAGATTCGAT